CTATATGGTGGGCATCTGATATCTCTGCTGAAGTCCAAAGGTTATCTGGCATCCAAGGAACGGCTATTCCTGCTTTAAAAAAAGAGGGACGCCAATGTCAAATCGAGATTCACAACATGAAAAAGTTGATTGCCGACACTGAGGAGGTTGAGAAATCCGTGAAGAATCTAGATGTGATGATGTATAGACTTCAAACCATAGAGACTATGCTAGATAAAATCCTAGCTACAAAGGTTCGCTAATGGAAGATCAAAAGAATGGCTGGCACATGAGTAAAAGTCTTAGCGTTTCTCACCTCTTGGGAACCATAGGTATAGCTATCGGCTTCTTTACCTACGTTACGGGAATAGAGCAAGAGACTATCGTAAACAGAATGGAAATAAAAAGTTTAAGCGAAAGATTAGATCGATCTAATGCTAGAACCCTAGAAGAGTTTGGAGAAATAAAAGAAATGTTTCAACACCTATCCAACAAGATAGATCGTATACTACAGGTTCCTCGATGAATGGATATCACACCAGCAGCGGAAAAGAAAATAGACCAAACTCTATCCGAAGCAGAATATCTAAGGGTAGAAGTCAATGGCGGTGGTTGCAGCGGATTCACGGTTGGCTTGGCGAGGACGAGTGGGGCAGAAAAGAACGACATCTTGCTGAGAAAGAATGTGGTTATAGACTCCACTTCGGCGGGGTATTTATCAGAGGCGACTCTCGACTGGATTGATGACCCGTTTAAATCCACGTTTAATTTTAAAATTCCCGACACCACATCATGTGGCTGTGGGGATTCATTTCAATTTGAGAAATAATTATGCCTATAACACCTAGCATAGCACCCCCGGTAACAGTGGGGGGTACAGCACCAACACTATCACCCAGCGTAATGGCTGGCCCACCTCCGGGTGCGATGTTGCCCGGTGCTCCGATGCCTCCGCCAGACCCGTTTGCCGGAATGGTAGGTTCGATGAGTGCAATGGCTCCTTTGCGACTCATGCCCCCACCAGACCCTACTGCTATGGGTTCGATGTCCGCGCCGCCGGTGATGCCCCCGCCCTCATCCTCTGGCCCACCAGGATATAGCTGGATAACAGGAACAGTAGACCCAACTCCAGCTGAAATCGTGGCGGCTGCAGCTGCAGCTGGTACGCCCGTTCCTCCCGGTATGGATCCTGTAATGTTTTCTAAGATGATGTCTGGCGACCCCTCTGCTTTAGCTATGGGGCCACCTCCTCTTCCCGCATCCTTTTCTTCACCTCCGCCAGCGCTGCCTATGGTGCATGGCGCAGGATTATCTTCCCCAGACCCTCTCGCGGGAGTTGGTCATAGCGCTCCACCACCTATGACGCCGCCCTTAGCCGCCCCACCACCTACCACAGCAGCCGTTGCACCCATAGCGCCACCATTGGCCGCTACTCCACCTACAGCAGCGGCTCCACCTATGCCTACAGCAGCGCCACGACCATCCTACGTAGACCCATCTGCTCCAAGATTTATACCAGCAGCAGGGGGGGCCGGAGGCGCACCAATGGAAGTGTGTGACCCAATAACGGGTAGATGTTTCAGCAAATAAGGAAATGTTAAATGGAATCATTAAAAAACTGGGCGAAAGAAAACCCTGTCCTAGCGATAGGCGTAGTTCTTATCGTCGCTACTATTGGTTACTCCCTATTCTTTGGATCGGCGGATGTACCAGTCTGAAGAAAGCGGCACTGATCGGGGGAGGATCTCTGGGGGCGGGTGCGATTGCGTCGATTGCGACATCGGGGACTGCTCCTGTACTACTGGCCTCAGCGGTCGGTGCCTCTGCGACAAGTGTGGTTGCGGACGTAATGACACCATCGAAAGGAGGCAACATGCCTACAGCAGCTAGTTGTGCGCCTGATAATTTCTGGACGCTCTTAGGGGATCTCGTAAGTATGGGAGGTTGGTTATTAATATTAGTGATATTAGCGCCTATGGTGCTGGGGTGGATTCTGCCAGGGCCGTTGGAGCGCAAGAAAAAACGTTAGTCGTAGTAAAGTGGCGCGATATAATATCGTGCAGCGGGTGGGAAAAGGCAGACGAGGTAGCGTGTCCTGTTTTCTTTAGTGTGGGCTGGCTTATAGACAGGGATGAAACCACCATAAAAATAGCCTCTACCCTCGACTACGACGATTACACCGACGAGGCCAAGGGAGAGGCTAAGCCCATACCTTATGGGATAACGGCACTACCAACAGGATGTGTTGTGGACGTTAAGTTTATTTAATTTCTGGGATAATCATTACATAAATTCTTTCTCCTATCCTAACGATATATTCAGTACCGCTTGGCTTCTCGTTTGTAACGCAATACTCAGACGATCTACATTGATCCAATAGGTAGGCATCAATGGATTCTAGATCGCAGTCCATCACACTAGAAATATATACATAGCAGCAAACAACATCAGCAAGCTAAGCGCTTCCATTAGGCTGCTTCCCTACAAAACCTAGCGTTTTCCTGACGCCAACCCAGTATCTCTTGACCGTCAATCTGCGACAACTCAGACCAAAATGTTGGATCTGTTACTTTTATGCGACCCTCTGTTGTGATGGTAAATTTATGAAAGTCGTACAGCTTATGCATCTCCATAGACATCGGCAGGCTACTGTCCCTATGGTACCTATCAGTTTCTGAACACTCTCTAAACGGTCTTATGTGCGCGGTCTGTATCAACATAGCAGGTCGCCACTTCTTGTCCACACAACACTGTACCAAACCGTTCTCGTCCTGCTTGGACAACACCACCCACCTGCGCAAATGATCACAACCTAACCTGCTCCTGCCTGACGTGTATACTGGATCTTTCTCAGTTATCACAGGCGGTACGTAATCTCCTGTGGGCCTTACTAAAGACAGCCTAGCGCGTACAGGGTCTAGAAACTCCCAATGATACCCTCCGGCTGTTTCCTCCTTGCCAGCGGCAGCCTGGCCTATGTGTGACCCTATGTTTTTACGGGTCGCCACAAAACCGACCGACTTGCCTGCAGCAATCAGAGATTTGAAAACCCTACCAGACTCAACGCATCTAACCCTTTTCGTTTGCGCCATTACGCGCCTCCTTTTTTGCTTGTTTTCGGTCTTCCCTCAAGCCTCTCAGCCTGCCATGCAACTCCATAGCGCCAAGGAATGCTTGAAAATCCGCACCTATATCATTGGATCGTTCCGACTCAAACTTACCTGATTTTTTATCAAACCGTAGAATCCAAGCGGACTCTACCTGTTCTCCATAAACCAAGGAGATTGCGTCAGCGTATGCAGCGGCCTGTAGAAAATACTCATCCCAAATTCCAGAAGATGTTTTAAAATCAACCACACAAAACTCACCATTGATGTTAGCTACAGCATCAACGGTACCTGCGTAATTGAATTTGTTGTGGTAAACCTTTTCCTCTGCAGATAACCACTCAACATCATTCTCCTGCAGCCACGATCTAAATCCACCTATAGCTGACTGGGCTTGCTCGTTCTCTGGTAGCGACGGCGCTGCACCATTGCCTAACTTCCAGTTTATAGCATCCTCACACCACTTATGCACAATCACCCCAATGTCTCTAGCACTAGAGGATTTTTTGCGAAATGCGGTGCGTATACCATCAGCCATAGCTTGGTCTTCTAGACCCTCCTCGATGTTATCCATGTAAAACTTAGCACCCTCTTTAGCCGCCCACGGCATAAGTGCTGGTTTATTGATAACGTCAAGAACTTGGGTGACAGACGGGACATACCTACCATCAACTAGGTAGGTATGCTTCCGTGCGTCAAACTTTAACTCTACTGTATCTCCGCTAAAGTATTCTATTAACTGACTCAAAACGGTACATTATCATCAGTATCGGCACCCTCTGACATCCTTGGCGCACCCATGCTGCCATTGTAGGGAGGCTGCATCTGTCCGCTCATGTATGGCTTGCCTGCTTTGGAGATGTTTTTCCAGACGCTAACCTGGAACTCCTCCCCATTGAGCAGCCCCTTGCCCGTGAAGTCTGGGCGTTTATCGTTACCCTCCTTATCGTTAGGGAAAAGAACCAGTGAATTGTCTTTCATATCAGTCATTTGCATTTGCTCCTCTAGAAGCTGTTGATGGAAAAGTTCGGCATGGATGTAGTCCTCTGCCATTTGCTCTATCACTGCTTGTCCTCATGTGTGTTGATTAAATCCTCATTGTGTTTGTTGATTAAAATTTCTGCGTACCTAACAACCTTTCTTAGATCACCTATAGGGTCGCCTTTAAACCTCCATCGAGAGGCATACTTAACTATATTGGCGCTACAAAAATCTAGGTTATTACTCATAATATAATCTATTGGCTCGATGTCGAGCATCCTGTAGTGTTG